GGGATTTATTGATCTACTGTTGGCAACGGCAACAGTCATGGGAATTATTGTTGTAACGTATGGTATAATTATTTTAGAACTGGAGAAAAAAAGAGATGATTAATAAGTTTATATTTGGTAAGCGTTTAAACGTTGAGTGGCGCAACGGCACAGGTCTAGACATAGAATTTTGCGATAGTCGGCCAGTGTGGGTCTATAACGTAAACACTGAAGAGACGGAAGCTATGCCCTTTATGGGCACGATTATCCTGCTGCCCTTGATTATGATTAGCTACGGTAACGTATACACAGAGGAGGAACCCTTGGATGAGTAGGATTAAAGAAGAGATGTTGGGCTATGAGTACGTACAGAACGACTGGATCGAGCCGCGGGCACACGTCATGGTTGACGAGCTGGTCGAGTATCAGGTCTACTGTATGACGCTCTCAGAGCTGACACAGCGAGTCGCAAAGCAGATGCGTGACGAGTACTATAGCAACCCTTACGACAACATGACAAAGCAGCACAGAGAGGTCTTTCAAAATGAGCAGATGTAAAGCGTGCGACACTATAATGACGGAGTATGAGTTAAAGAGGATCGACGTGCTGACTGGTCACCACCTAGACCTATGTAATGTCTGCTCTTCCTACTCTAACGACGCTATAACACAGCTAGGAGATACTTATGTAGTAGAGTCCGAACAATTAAGTGAGAAAGAGCTTGACGACATTTTGAATAGAGGTTATAATACTTAGGTAAGCAAGGAAAAGTTTTAGAATTAATCTTTAAAGTATTAACCAAACGATCCTTAGGATCATAACATAGAGGAAGTAACCATGGCAGTATTAGAAGGCTTAGTAGCATTTGAAAACCTAGACGAGCATGAGATGTATCAGGGTCAGTCAACAGGTAAGTTCTCGCTGGTTCTCAGCTTGGATGAACCAACATCTGACGTGTTGTCAGCATCAGGTGTCAAGCTTCGCGAGTACGAGGGCACCAAGCAGCGTAAGTTTAGCACCAAGTACGATGTTCCTGTGATGGACGCGGAAGGTAATCCTTTCAAGGGTCGCATTGGCCGAGGCTCTAAGGTGCGTATCATGTATGCAGAGGGTCAGCCACATCCAGTACACGGTGTGTCAACCTATCTCAACAAGATCAAAGTTCTTGAGGTCGCAGAGCAGGAAGGCGGAGAGAACTTCTGATGACAGCAGAGTCAACCTTTGTTCAACATGAGTCATGCCCGTCGTGTGGCTCATCTGACAATCTGGCTCGGTATAGTGATGGACATGCAGTCTGCTTCTCTGGGGGCTGCAACCATTACGAACACGGCAACGGCCAGATAGGTCAGGCAACACAACGTAAACCAATGAGGTCATTAGAAATGACAGGTGTAATAGCAGCGATACCCGACAGGCGTATCTCACAGTCCATATGCCAGCGGTATGGTGTGACAGTGGAGTACGGAACGGATGGGACAATATCCAAGCATCACTACCCGTATCACAGTAAGGAAACAGGTGCGGTGACAGGAACCAAGGTGCGGATCACCGAATCAAAATCATTCTATGCAACAGGAGATTTTAATGACGCGGGTCTCTTCGGCCAACAGGCGTTTAAGTCAGGCGGCAAGTACATTACGATCACGGAAGGCGAGGCAGACGCAATGGCTGTCAACGAGATGTTCGACGGCAAGTGGCCAGTCGTCTCAATCAGATCAGGTGCAGCAGGAGCAGCCAAGGACATCAAAGCCAACCTCGAGTGGCTCGAGTCCTTCGAGAACGTAGTCATTTGTTTTGACAACGACAAGGCAGGACAGGAAGCAGCCAAGTCGGTGCTTAATCTGTTCACCCCCAACAAAGCTAAGAACGTTACGCTGCCCATGAAGGATGCAGGTGACATGCTCAAGAGCAATCAGGTGCAGGGTTTTGTCAAGGAGTGGTGGAACGCTAAGACATTTAGACCGGATGGTATTGTCTCAGGTTTAGATACTTGGGATATGCTACAAGAGCAGCGGGATGTCAAGTCCATACCGTATCCTTGGACTTGCTTGAACGAGTACACCTATGGCTTTAGGCGTAAGGAGTTAGTCACCATTACCTCAGGGTCAGGCATGGGTAAGAGCCAGATCATGCGAGAGCTGGAGCACTACCTGCTTGGAGCAACGGACGATAACATCGGTATCCTAGCACTAGAGGAAGACATCCCCAAGACTACGCTAGGTATCATGTCCATTGAAGCCAACAAGTTGTTACATGTACCAGAGGTACGGGCCGAGACTACACCAGAGGAGGAGCGAGCTTACTGGGAACGCACCTTCGGGCTAGACCGCTTGCACTTACTGGATCACTTCGGCAGTACCAGTGAAGATGACCTGCTAGGACGCATACGTTACATGGCCAAGGGACTGGACTGCAAGTGGATCATACTAGACCACCTCAGTATTGTAGTCAGTGACCAGTCTAACGGTGACGAGCGTAAGGCTATCGACAGCATTATGACTAACCTCCGTAAGATAGTTCAAGAGACAGGCGTTGGGTTGTTCCTAGTGTCACACCTGCGTAGACCAAGCGGTGCCAAGGCACACGAGGACGGCGGTAAGATCAGCTTGGGTGAGCTACGTGGTTCAGCAGCCATTGCACAGCTCAGTGATATGGTGATAGGTTTAGAGCGTGACCAACAGAACGCTGACCCTGAGGTACGCAACACCACTACGGTACGTGTACTTAAAAATAGATTTGTTGGCTTGACTGGCCCCGCATGTTACCTGTACTACGATAAGGAGTCCGGTCGCATGATTGAGACAGCTTGTCCGGCAGGAGATGACTCGGAGTTTTAGATGAAGCAGATTGTATTTGACATTGAAGCCAACGGTTTAAAACCTACAAAGGTCTGGGTAATTGTTGCCAAGGAGCTAGATACCAGTGAGACGCACACGTTCTCAGGTGATACGCTGCTGTCGTTTAACGATTACATTGCAGGTCTTGGAGAGTGTGAGATTATAGGACATAATATTATCGACTATGACATCCCTGTCCTAGAGCAGCTGCTAGATACGGACTTCAGCAAATGCAAAGTGACCGACACACTGGTCATGTCACGACTAGCTAACCCTTCACGAGAAGGGGGCCACTCGCTACGTAACTGGGGCGAGAAGTATTTAAACCAAGCTAAAGGAGAGCACAATGATTGGGATACTTTTTCGCAGGATATGGTGGACTATTGCGAGCAAGACGTTAATGTTAATGTGCTGGTGTACAAGAGATTACTTCTTGACCTTGCAGATTTTGGAGCTGAAAGCATTAGCTTGGAACACCAAGTACAAAGCATTGTATCAGCTCAAGTTAAAAGAGGCTGGACGTTAGACCAAGAGAAAGCCTTTGTGCTGTTAGCGCAGCTTAAGGAAAAGAAGTTTGATCTGGAGGATGAGGTACAGAAGGTATTCAAACCCTTGCCTACCTACATCAAGGAGATTAAACCTAAGATTAAGAAGGACGGTAGTATGTCTGTTGTCGGCCTGAAGTTTTTAGGTGATGACTGGGATTCAGTAGGTGGCGAGTTTAGTCGCATCGACTTCCCTGTGTTCAACCTTGGATCACGACAGCAGATAGGACGTTACCTCCAGTACTTCGGCTGGAAGCCTAAGCAGTTTACTGAGACAGGACAAGCCATCGTAGATGAGGCGGTGCTGAGTACAGTGAAAGGAATACCAGAGGCTTCTCTTATTGGTGAGTACCTGATGATACAGAAGCGTGTCGCACAGGTGCAGAGCTGGCTAGAGGCAGTCGAGGATGACGGTAGAGTACACGGGTACGTCAACACTAACGGTGCTGTGACAGGACGGATGACACACTCCAGTCCAAACATGGGACAGGTGCCTGCGGTCTACTCGCCTTACGGCAGAGAGTGTAGGGCTGTGTGGACAGTACCGGAAGGTTACAAGCTGGTAGGTATGGATGCCTCTGGACTAGAGCTACGGATGTTGGCACACTACATGAACGACGAGGCATATACAAATGAAATACTCAACGGAGATATACACACGGCAAACCAGTTGGCTGCGGGCCTTGAGACTAGAGATCAAGCTAAGACTTTCATCTACGCTTTCCTTTATGGTGCAGGAGACTCCAAAATCGGAAGCATCGTTGGTGGAACTAGAAAGGATGGTCAGAGACTTAAGGAAAAGTTCCTCAGAAATACGCCAGCTCTTGGAGATTTACGAGCACGAGTTGGACTGGCGGCTGCAAGAGGCTTTGTTTATGGCTTGGATAGGAGACGGGTCACCATACGATCAGAACACGCTGCATTAAATAGTTTACTCCAGTCAGCAGGGGCTATCGTTATGAAGAAAGCCTTGTGTTTACTGCACGAGTATGCTATACTATGGGGTATAGACTTTCACTTTATAGGTAACATACATGATGAAATCCAGACAGAAGTTAGACAAGAGAAAGCAGAGGTTTTCGGAAGGCTGGCAACAAGCTGTGTTGAAGCTGCCGGAAACTACTACGAACTCAACTGCCCACTCGCAGGAGACTACAAAGTTGGAAACACATGGGCCGACACCCACTAATCCTACCCTTGGGAAGGGGAAGTATTACAAGGATAACAAAGAAACACATGATATAAATAACGCAGGGAGAATGTGGGTAAATGGTAAGTATGTGTCAAAGGCGCACCCACTGTACAAAGCAGGCAGATACAAAGGTTTTGAAGATGCAGCCTTTAGTTCCTTAGAGAACTACAAAGACAACCCACAGGGTCAGGTGTATATAATCACGAACCCTGCATGGGAAGGTTGGGTAAAGGTTGGGATGGCAGTAGACGCAATGGATAGAGCAGGTAACTACCAAACGTCCTCACCTTTCAGAGACTACCAGTTATTGTATACCTACGATGTAGATGACAGGAGAGCAGCGGAGGCAGCAGCACACGCAAGACTAGCAAAGGAATGTGACAATATAAACGAGTGGTTCAGGTTGCCACACGCTATAGCCAACGAACTGATACTGGAAGTGATACATGAGCACTAATAAAACAACGGATAATTTAGTAGCGGATATCTATTCACTGATGGAAAGCAAGGATGCTGACCCATCTGTAGATGTGGAGGCAGAGATAGAGAGGTTCGGAGAAGGTGTCAAGGCACTGATGCGTACTGAGTTTGGTCGGGAGAAGCGAGAGGATAACCGGAGGCTACGCCTCAGTAACATCGGCCGCACTGACCGTTACCTTTGGAATCACTTCAATGGAACTAAAGGTGAAGAGTTGCAGCCACACACCTACGTCAAGTTCATGTACGGTCACTTGATTGAAGAGATGTTATTGTTCTTGACACGCATGGCCGGACACAGCGTGACTGACGAGCAGAAGGTATGTAAGGTAGACGGTATCGTAGGCCACATGGACTGCAAGATTGACGGTGTTGTTACTGATGTCAAGTCAGCGAGCAGCTTTGGGTTCAAGAAGTTTAAGGATGCTAGCTTAGTAACTGATGATTCGTTTGGCTATATAGATCAGATCAAAGCCTACGCTCACTCAGAAGGCGAGACACAGGTAGGTTGGTTAGCAATGGATAAAGCTAACGGCCATCTCACCTACCTTAAGTATGACTTGGAGAACACTGACAACGAGAAGCTCAAGGAACCTATCGTTGACAGGATCAAGCACATCAAGCAGGTAGTGGAAGGGACTGAGCCTACACGCTGGTGCCATCAGCCAGTACCGGATGGTAAGTCAGGTAATAAGAAGCTAGCTGTTGGTTGTTCTTACTGTCAGTTCAAAGAGCATTGCTACCCTAACATGAGAGTCTTTACTTACTCTTATGGGCCTAAGTATTTGATAGATGTAGTAAAGGAACCCAAGGTACAGGAGGTAATGCCAGATGAAGAAGGCTTTTAGGTCAGGGCTAGAGAAGGAGTTGTCTGAGAAGCTAGACGGGCAGTACAAGTTTGAACCTTACGGGCTGCCCTATACTATACACAGGAAGTACATACCGGACTTTGTACACGAAGAGAAGGCAGTACTGATAGAGTGTAAGGGTTTCTTTAGGGTAGGTGACACACAGAAGTACACAGCCATTAGAGATTCAATGCCGGAATGGGAGTTAGTCTTTGTGTTGTCAAACCCCAGCAAGAAGGTACGTAAGGGCGGTAAGATAACGATGGGACAGTGGTGTGACAAGGAAGGATTCAAGCACTATACTATTGAGACAGCAAAGGAACTGACACGCTACATTAAAAGGAAGAAAGTATAATGGCAATGACATTAGAGGAATTAAAAGAAAAGATAGTAATGTCTCTTGATGAAGACTTGACATGTGAACTGTTAGCCATCTCAACACAAGACTTATTAGATGCATTTGAAGATAGACTGATTAGAAACTTTGACCGTATAGCGGAGGACTTTGAAGATGAGTATTAATAAAGCAACACCAGAAATGTGGGACGCGCTACGTATGGAGCATCCGCCTATTGAGAACAATCCACTAACAAACGCACTAAAGAGCTACGCAGCAGAAGCAGAGAAAGAACTAAAAGAAGAAGAAGAAGAAGACATGGTTGGCTCTCCTAGGCACTACAACACAGGCAACATTGAGTGCATTGAAGCCATTGAAGAGTCTATGTCCAGTCATGCATTCAAAGGCTACCTCAAGGGCAACTGCATGAAGTACCTGTGGCGTTATGACTACAAGGGCAAGCAGGTAGAGGACTTACAGAAAGCTCAGTGGTACTTGGCAAAGCTGTTAAAGGTTGTGGTGCTTGAAGAGGGAGGTGAGCGATGAGAATTAAAATATACCAACTGATTGAACGAATAGTTGAAGAAGGCACAGAGTCAGGATATAATAGGGCACACAAACACACTGACACACCCAATGAAGCAACAATCAAGCAGTGCATCGAGCAATACATAATGAACGGCTTTGATGAATACTTTGAATTTAATCAAGAGGCAGAATAATGGATCAGTATCAACAGTTTATACACAAGAGCCGCTATGCACGTTGGATTCCAGAGCTTAACAGGCGTGAGCGTTGGGACGAGACAGTCAACCGCTATGTAGATTTCTGGAAAGACCGTGGGCAGATAGATGAAAAGACAGGCTTACAGTTGTTTAACGCCATTCACAACTTAGAAG